TTAATAAACGTGCAATCATGGGATTTAATATTGTGCCTGCACAACCATTTGGTTTTAATTGTCTAGGTGGTAAGTTACTTGCAGCCATATGTTGTTCTCACGCAACTAGAAGAATGTTAAACAAGAAATACGATACAGAGTTCTGTTTGTTTGAAACAACAAGTTTATATGGTAATATTAAAGGTGCATCAATGTATGATGGCATGAAACCGTTTTTGAAATATAGGGGCGACACACAATCAAAGTTTTTATTAACGCTAGGTGAGGATATTTACTTTGAAATGCGTAATTGGTTTGAAGATAAGAACAGTGGAGAACCTTTGATAAGACAAGGTGCATCTAGTCGTAAATTAAAATATCAAACTAAAATGATAGGTGTAATCAAATCATCTCTCAAAGAGTTTGACACAAAGGCCTATGAATTGTTTAGTAAAGAGATTGCAAAGGCTGGCGATGTAACAACACAGAAGAGATTTTATATGTCAGAGTATGGATATTTAAATGCAAGAGATGTATTATTAGGTAAAACAAATACATTGACAAAAGCAGAAAACTTTGATAGATTTGAACTTGAAGGCGTAATAAAGTGGTGGAGAAAACTTGCTAGTAAAAGATATAACAATATATCTAAAGATGGTAGACTGCGTAAGGAACTAGAGGTATTTAATAAAGATACTATGAACAAGATTGATATAATAAGATGAATATAACAATTGCAAGAATAAGAAGTTATGTAACATATACAGGCCCACTAGAAACAGTTCTTGATAGTTTCTTTGAGAACTATGTTAAGTGGAGAGATAGTAATCCACAACATAACTATGATACCTACAATGTATCATTCGGAAATGGTAGACCTAAGAGAACACCAGAAACAATCAAATGGGCTGATGTGATTGTAATACCGTCAGACAGTGAGTTTAGATATCATGGTCAATTACAGATGAACCCCAAAGACCTTGCAAAATCTGAAACTCATATGGAGAAGATAAGACCATACTTTGAGGGTAAGACTGTTATTATGTTTAGAAGTGATAGAGGTGATACCGAAGAATTATATCGTAATGAAACACTTAAGGGTGTAAATCTTAAATCATTTCATACGATTGATGAGTGTGAACCAGAATGGATAAACATACATGGAATGAAGTATCACTTTATATCTAAACTACAAAGCACATCACTCATAAAAGATAACAGTAAAGATACGGATTTTGCCTATTGGGGTAAAATGAAACCTAGTGAGAAAAATGAAAGAGAAAAGACAATAAGACAGATTTATAGAGATGATGATATATCAACAATGTTAATAGGTGGATTTCCAAGTGGTGTGGTTAGACAATCTAAGTGGATAAAAGATTGGAACAAACTGTATCCTATGATAGAACCTGCTAGAACAACTCTATGTTTTAATTGGAAAGATGCAACTGCACAAACGTCAAGGTATATTGAGGCCTTGTCTGTGGGTATTATTCCTTTTGTGTGGAAAGACTACGATATTAACAATACATACAAAATAGATGACTTTCAAAGAGTATCGTCATTTGAACAACTAAAAGAAAGAATATTGTATTTAAGAGATGAGAATGCATTTAATAGTAAATTAACAGAATTTAGAAACAACTATAAGAAAGTGTTGTTATCTGAAAATGAATATTATGAACAATTTAGTAAAAAGATGAATGGCAGTATTAATGTTTGATAAAGATGAGTGTCCAGAAATAAATGATTATGAAGCTTACGTTTACATTTGTTTAAATGATAAAACAGATGAAATTTATTGGGGATTTGCTTTTCATGGTATTTACGACCCATATTGGTTTTCCTCTGCTAATAAAAAGTTTCGAACAAGTTATGTTGAAAATCGTGATGATTGGAAAAAAATCATTGTAAAAAAAGGAAATCGTTTTGATATGTCAGATTTTGAATTTAATAGTATAAAAAAAGAATTAAAAAATAATAAGGATAAGTGTATGAATATTAAACCAACTGGTAATAGATATCTACAAAGGGTGAGTGAAGAGGACAAGGTATTTGTAGTTATTGAAAAAATAAACAAATCTCTAAAAGGTGAGGGCCCATATAATATTAAAGATAAACCTAAAAAAGATATGTACAAACTAAAAAAAGAAAATTCGTACCAACATAGGAATACAACCACTGCTGGAATTATTAAAGAAATGTCAGATAAAATGAATGATAGGTCTGGAGTGTTAGATAAAAAAAACTATATGACACATGGTGGAATTTATCAAGGTAAAGATTATTTAATAAATGGTAACAATACTTGTGATGCATCTGAACAAACACAGGAAATATTTAGAAACGAAGGCACTATACCATATATGGAAATAGATGAAAAAGATTTATTTGAATTAGGTGATAATGGTATTGATACTCTTGCAAGAACATTAAATCCACAATATGATAATCCTAGACAACCAGAGTCGTCATCAGAAGCTGTTGAATGGGCTAGTGCAAGAGTGAAATTAGAAAAATCTATAAACAGTAAGGGTGAGGAAAGAATTATTATAAAAAATAGAGATTCTTTATCCAGATTATTAGATTTAAGAGGTTACTCCTCAAATGCAATTTCGTCAATATTGAGAAATGCGAAAGATGAGGTAATAACTAAAAACATTGGTGATACAAATAATCAGACTTGGATTAAATACTCTGAAACTCCAGAGAAATTAAATGATAAAGTTAAAAAAACAAAAAATAATTTTACAGCAAGTGTTGGAGTTTCTACCACAAAAATGGGAACGTGGGCATCTAATGATTTAATTGTTAAAAGAGATAAAAAAGGAAAATTAGTTAATTTTGACAAAAAGGTGATACATATCATAACTCATAGTCCTAATTATCCAACATATTTAAAATGGAAAAAAAGAAAACAACAACTAGAAAATGATATGAATGATTTTTCTTGGAGAGGTAAAAAATGGCAAGTTATTATTGAAGATATGATGCCACAATGGAGAGATAAAAAAAATACAAAATGATTATGAATTTTTATACGAATGTAGTTCGATATGGTAATAACTTACTTATTCGAGAAGTAAAGAACGGTCAAAGAGTAAACTCCAAACTAAAGTACAAACCTACTATGTTTGTGCCAGTGATGAAACAAACTAATTGGAAAACTCTTGACGGTAAGTATGTTACACCTATCCAACATGAGTCAATCAAAGAATGTACAGAGTGGTTGAAAAGTTACGAAAGTCAACCACACTACATCTATGGAAATTCTCAGCATTCCTATAGTTATATTTCAACACAGTACCCTAATAGTGTAAATTGGGATATGGATAAGATATTGATGATTACTATTGATATCGAGGTGGCTTGTGAGAATGGTTTCCCTGACCCACAGAAAGCTATTGAACCTATCTTATCCATAACAATCAAAAACCATCAGAACAAACGCATTATGGTTTGGGGCATTGGTGAGTTTACAAATCGTAGAGATGATGTTGGATATGTAAAATGTAAAAATGAAGAAGAACTCATTCACGAGTTTCTTACATTTTGGGAAAAGACACAACCAGATATTATCACAGGCTGGAATACTGAGTTCTTCGATATTCCTTATTTGTATAATCGTATTATGCAGTTTAGTGAGAAAGATGTAAAACGATTATCGCCTTGGGGTAATGTATATTCTAGAGATATTTATAAAATGGGTAGGACACATCAAGTCATTGATATATCTGGTGTTGCACATCTAGATTATTATGATTTATTTCGTAAGTTTACATATAACACTTTAGGAAATCAAGAGTCATATAGATTAGACCATATTGCATTTGTAGTTCTTGGTGAGAGAAAAGATGGTAATCCTTATGAAACATTTAGAGAATGGTATCAAAAAGACTTTCAATCATTTATTGAATATAATATTACAGATGTGGAGTTAGTGGATAGACTAGAGGACAAATTAAAATTAATTGAACTTGCGTTGACTATGGCCTATGAGGCAAAGGTTAATTATATAGATGTTCTTGGTTCGACAAAATATTGGGATATAATTATTTACAACTATCTCAAATCTAAAAATATTGTAATACCACAAAAAACTGGACAATCAGAAAAAGATAAGAAGTTTGAAGGTGCGTATGTAAAAGACCCACAAGTGGGTATGCACAAATGGGTTATGTCTTTTGACTTGAACTCTTTGTATCCTCATTTGATTATGCAGTACAATATATCTCCAGAAACACTTGTATCACAAAATAGTGTGATAGGTATGAAAGTTAGTAAATTACTACATAAAGAGTTTGATACAAGTAAATTAGATAAGAACCATACTATGACACCTAACGGTGCATTATTCAGAACTGATAAAAAAGGTTTCCTTCCACAGTTGATGGAAGATATGTATAATACAAGAATTGAATACAAGAGAAAGATGTTGGAGGCTAAACAAGAATATGAAAATACAAAAGATAAAAGATTACTTAAAGATATCTCAAGATACAACAATATTCAAATGGCTAAAAAGATTTCACTCAACTCTGCGTATGGTGCTATCGGTAATGCATACTTTAGGTATTATAATCTACTCATTGCTGAAGGGATTACTACGAGTGGTCAGTTATCTATTCGCTGGATTGAGTCTGCTATTAATAGGTATCTCAATAAGACTTTGGATACAACTAACGAAGATTTCGTTCTTGCAAGTGATACCGACTCGGTGTACATTACATTTGACAGACTTGTTAATAAAGTGTTTAAATCACAATCAGACACTACAAAAATTACCAACTTCTTGGACACTATCGCTAAAGAAAAGATTGAACCATTTATTGATAACAGTTATCAGGAGCTTGCTTCGTATCTCAATTGTCATTCCCAAAGAATGAATATGAAACGAGAAGTGATTGCAGACAAAGCAATCTGGACTGCAAAGAAAAGATATATTTTAAATGCGTGGGATATAGAAGGTGTTCGATATAAAGAACCACAACTTAAGATGATGGGTATTGAAGCTGTTAAGAGCTCTACACCAGCTCCTTGTCGTCAAAAGATTAAGGAAGCACTAAAGATTATAATGTCTGGTGATGAAAAAATGGTAAATACCTTTATACAAGATTTCAGAAAAGAGTTTATGAGTTTACCACCAGAGGAGATTGCATATCCAAGAAGTGTGAATGGACTAAGAAAATGGACAGACAGTGCTAATTTATTTAAGAAAGGTGCTCCTATTCATGTTAAGGGTGCGATATTATATAATCATTTAGTAAAGAAACAAAAATTAAGTAAGAAGTATCCATATATTCTAGAGGGTGATAAAATAAAGTTTTTACATTTAAGACTACCGAATGTGTATCAATCCACAGCTATGACTTTTATAACAAAGTTACCTAGAGAACTTGACTTTCACTCAATGATAGATTATGATACTCAATATATGAAAAGTTTTGTAGAACCATTAAAATTTATTACAGATAAAATATCATGGAATATAGATAAATCGTTTGGTACACAAGGTAATTTATTAGATTTTTTATGACTTGACAAATACACCAAAGTTTGGTACTATAATAGTATAAGTGATTCGTTAATATAATAGAGAGGTAAATATGAAACAAGTAACAAAAAAATTCACAGATGTCATGGACGGAGTTAAGAACTTAATCAAGGCTGCAAATGCAGACTATTGTGATAGCACAAGTTATGATGGTTCTAAGACAAAGACAGATGTAAGATTAGAGAGGGAAGAACAATTTAAGAATGGTTGGAAGATTAAGAATGGTCAAAAATACATTGGTATTTACAGTACAATAGGTAATCAATCTTCAATCTGGGGTGGTGTCGTGAAAAAAGATAGTGCCTGTGGTAGATTGAAAAAGGGTGATATTTTGAAAGCTGCTGGTTACGGTGCATACACAATGGTAGGTGCTGGTAGAAGAGGTAATGTCCTAGAAGGTAACTATTCAGTTTCTTGGACTGGCGCTAACTACTTGTAGGAGATTGATATGTGGATATATGCGATAGGAATGTTTACGGTATGTTTAGGGATTGGTATAGAGTCCCTAGCCATATCTTTTTTGGTTTCATTTTTTGGATTAATGACTATGATAGGTGGGATTGTATACATGGTTATAATAAAGAGTGAGTATTTAGATTTATGAGTTTCGGTTTGCACAACGCCTCTCAACCTCATAAAAAGTTGTGCGAATCGAGCCTTAGTGATTCGGTGATTATAAGGTGATGTACTATTTTACATAATGCGTAAGTCATTGTTTTTATTAAGGTTTTTAGGGAGGGTTGACAAACCCTCCCTTTTTTATTATAATTATAGTATGAGTAAAGAGATTGATAACAAAAACAAAAGAGAGGTTGATATGACAATGACATTTAATGAAAACTTAGGTTTCCAATTTGAAAAATTTATCAGTGATGATATAGTTCTTAACGGTATCAAAGGCGTTCAAGGTATTCTTGATATGATTAAAGATACTATTGATAACGGTGATACTGAAGATGCCAAGATGTGGATTTCAGAACTACAGAATGAACTAATTGAAAATAATGTGAGGAGTTAATATGAAAAAAGAAACTATTACAGTAAGTGAGTTATTAAAGAAGGCAGAGGCTGCTGGTTTGAAAGCAGGTTTAGAAGTGAGTACAAATCCTGTCACTTTCAAAGATGTACATAGTGGTCAGACATATGATGTCGCAGAAGGTATGTGTGGATTTGCGTGGGTCAACATATCGCCTGCAAGAGGTAAGTTTGTGAACTATCTAAAAAAGATAGGTAAAGGTCATAAGTCCTACAGAGGTGGTTGGGATTATTGGGTTAGTTCTTCAGAACTAGGTCAGTCAATAACTAGAAAAGAGGCCTATGCAGATGCATTCGCAAAGGTTCTTAAAGAGTGGGGAATCAATTGTTATGCAACAAGTAGATTAGATTAATTTAAGAGAGAGGTAAATATGATTACAACAAACGATATAAAAAAAGCAAAAGAACAATGCTACTACATTTATCAAGAATTTCAAGCAGCTATGGCAGGTCAGACAATGTCTGACACAGATGCTCTAGAAAATCATTTTAATGAAGTTTGTTCTGAGTTTGGGTTAAATATTGAAGATACTTGGGAAGAGTGTGAGAATATGCACTCTGCAAGTTATGGACTATGAACTACATAGAGGTCAATCTTGGTAAAGGTGTATCTGATGCACGAAAAACTCTTACTAAAGAAATTGCAGAGTGGTGTCTTGGTCAATTACTTCCAAAAGTAAGAACACTAGATATCACTATTGATTTACTAAATGAGTTAGACGGTGGAGCTGATGGGTATCAATGGTCTGGTGAAGATAATCGTCAACATTTTATTGAGATAAATGAGAATCAATATTATGATGATTTCGTTACAGCTGTAATGCATGAAATGGTTCATGTGAAACAAGATTACAGAAAAGATAAAAGTCCCATAGAGAACAAAGAAAAAGAAGCATACGAACAACAAGAGATTTTATTCGAGAGGTGGAAAAATGATAATTGAAAGTATAATAGGTGGAATGTTAATCATGACACCGATAGACAACAAATCAGATTACAATGAACAGTTAGAAGAAATAGGTCAGGCAAAATGTCTTGCAGACAATATGTACTTTGAGGCTCGTAATCAAGGAACTGCTGGTATTATCGCAGTATCGAATGTAGTATTAAATAGAGTAAAAAGTAAATTGTATCCAAATAATATATGTGAGGTTGTTAGACAAGGCCCCCATAGAGAAAGTTGGAGAAAGAATGGAGTGTATCACCCTGTCAAACATAGATGTCAGTTCAGTTGGTATTGTGACGGTAAACCAGATAAACCAAAAAATATAAAACAATATGAAGAAATGTTTAAGTTTGCAATGTTGATTGTAAAAGGTGAATTAAGTTTATTAGATATTACAGATGGTGCGTTATGGTATCATGCAGATTATGTAAAACCAGATTGGTCGTATCATAAAAAGATTACTACTGAAATAGGTGACCATATTTTTTATACAATGAAAGAGGAAACAGAATGAATATATTTTATTTGAATGAAAACCCTAGAGTTGCAGCTCAAGAACATTGTGATAAACACGTTTGTAAAATGACAATCGAATATTGTCAGTTGTTATCTACTGCACACAGAGCTCTTGACGGTGCAGAATATTATGATAAAACAAAAAATGGTAGACGAATAAAAAGATGGTTATTACCAGATGAAAGAGAAACTGGATTAATGATAGGTATTATGTTAAATCACCCATCAACAGTTTGGACTAGACATTGTGCAGAGAATTATGATTATCTATTAGAGTTGTGGGTGAGTTTATGTTATGAGTTTGAATATAGATATGGTAAAAAACACGCAACACTAGATAGGTTAAAATACTTGACAAACAGACCAAAGAACATTACAATAAATAACAGTATGACTGAGATGCCTCAATGTATGCCAGATTATTGTAAGGTTCAGAGTAATCCGATACAGGCTTATAAGTCTTACTATATAAACGAGAAGAAAAGATTCGCAACTTGGAAGAAAAGACAAATTCCAAATTGGTATGTTGAAGGATTAAACAATGGGAATAATGGACGAAGCGTGGCGTGAATCTGTCAGACGAACACCAGAACAAGAAAAAAACATGACAGCAACTTTTACAGTAGGTGAAAAAGAAATGTTACAAAGTGATATGAAAGAATTAACAAAAAGTTATTATGATGCACTTAAAAGAATCAAAGAACTTGTAGAACAAGTAGAAGAGTTGAAGAATGAAGTGGAGTCTTTGAAAGAGGATAAAGTTGAGTTACGAAGTATCAGAGGTCATTAATTTTTTAGATAGGGATAAATCACAGTTTATAGAAGACTATACGACAAGTGTGAAGTTTCCTTGGCTATACATAAATTGTTCTACTGAAGTAGGTGACGGTAATAGTATGTTTACTAATACACTTTATTCTAATAATCAAGAAAATAAGTATTACAAGTTTGTATGTAAAGATTTAATTGAAAAGATTTGTCCAAAAGATATTTTAAGAATTAAAGCTAACCTAACTACAAATGTTGATACTTATAGAAATATATTTAATTATCACACCGACTTCAAAAATGTAGAAAATGGATTGACATCTATATACTATGTAAATACAAATAATGGTGGTACAGCATTTGATAATGGAAAGTTTGTTAAATCAGAAAAAGGTAAATTAGTTACTTTTCCTATGAATATAAAACACAGAACTATACCACACACAGACTTTAGTTACGCAAGAATTGTAATAAATATAAATTACATAAAGGATTAATATGCCGACTTATATTATATATGATACAAAAAAGAAAAAAACATTTGACGTGTTCTGTTCTTGGAATGTTTTACAAGATAAACTAAAAGCAAATCCACATTGGAAAAAAGGTGTAACTGCAGCTGCAATCGTAGGTGACCATGTTACTACTAAAACTGATGGTGGTATGAAAGAGGTCTTTTCTAAGATTGCAGATAAACACCCAAACAGTGCTCTTGCAGATAGGTATGGAAATACAAAAAGTAATGCAAAGGTAAAGGCTGAAACAATCGCAAAGAAACATGGTTTAGTAAAAGATAGTGGTCAAAATTTAAGTAAAAGATTTAAGAAGAATAAAGATACTGGATTGTATTAATATAAATATAATGTGTATCGTCAAACTGTTGCGTATACACAACATAGTGGTAGGGGAAATATTCAAGTCTAACCTCTACCACAGTTATATTATTAAGGATTAAATAATGGCAAAGAAAAATAAAGAGATAAGTTCAAGTAATTTAATAAAAGTGAAACCTATCACAGAAGGTCAGAAGTCTGTTTTTGAAACTTGGAAGAAGGGTCAAAATCAATTTTTATTTGGTTGTGCTGGAACTGGTAAAACTTTTATATCATTATATCTTGCAATGCAAGATGTTTTGAATTTACAAACAAAATACGAAAAAGTAATATTGGTTCGTTCACTAATACCAACAAGAGAGATAGGTTTCTTGCCTGGCGATGAAGAAGATAAGGCTGCATTATATCAAGTACCTTATCAAAATATGGTTAAGTTTATGTTTGAACAACCTAACGAACAGGCATTTAATATGTTGTACGATAGATTAAAAAGTCAAGGTAGCTTGTATTTTCTATCCACATCATTTTTAAGAGGTTTAACATTTGACAATTCTATTATCATAGTTGATGAGTGTCAGAATTTAAACTTTCACGAGTTAGATACCATTACAACAAGAGTAGGTCAAGATTCTAAAATA